TTTAACTCCGACAGAAAATCCATCTCTTAATCCTGTTGCAGCTTCCTCTAATGCGTCATCCGCTGAAAAAGTCTTAGCCAAGCGAAAGGTTGCTTCTAGCCCTGTATCTGTTGCAGTTATATCGACAAGTTTTCCAAGTGGCTTAGTTCTTTCGTGCTCAAGCAATAATTTAACAGGCTTTGAGAAATCAATTGAATCTTTTTCAAATACAGTTAATCCTGCACTTGTTGATCCTTGCTCATCCCATGTAACGATCTTTCCTGAGATTGTGCGCTTGTTTGTATCAGCAGCAGTTATCTCTATTGGAAAATTAATTTTCATCGTATTAGATCTTCTTCCTCTTGGATTTGCTCAACGCTCATCGCGCCAATGCGGTTTAGGATTTCATAGACTTGCGCTCGCTCTAATGCTGAACCACGCAAGAAATCATCAATGTCAAATCGAGTTTCAATTCCGTTAGGGCAGAAATCGGCTTGAGATAGTCTTTGTTCAATTGCAGTAAGGATTGGTCGTAATGAGAAATCAATAAGTGCTTTTCTTTCAGCTGTCATGTTTGAATAAGTCATGCTGGTAGTTTCAGCAGATACAAATGATGCAGGAATACCAGATGCTCTTGCAATTTCTAAAGCAAGGTATTGGCGAGCTTCATTTAACTGTAATTTAGCCGGATCAAATCCTAAAGCCTGTAATTCAACATCGGCATTTAAGAATGCAGTTGATCTTGTTGATCTTGATATTTTCCATGACTCTAATAACTTTGTAATTCGCTCTGGAGTTAAATTTGTGCCATTTGACTTTAACACCATTTGTGGCATAGGCTCTTTTGCATACATTTCAGCAGCTTGCTCTAATGATGCAGCAGCTTTAATTGTGCGACCTGCTCGATTAAGTATTCCTTCATCTAATCCGTTAAATACAATTAGCGAACCTAATCCAAATGGTGGCACTCGCTTTCCATCAACTGTGTAATACTCAATTTCTGTTGAGTTACCATTTAATGAAGCAAATACTCGACCCGGAGCAATTCTTGTCCATGCTCTAATTCTTGAAGCATCTGTGGCTGCATAAGCATCCATTACCATTCCATAAGCAACACCATAAAGTAAAAGATCTTCAGCGATCCATGAATAAATTGCTGATCCTGCAACTCTTGGATCTGGTTGCATAATTACGCGATTTGGTCTTATGTGTTCATTTGTAAAATGATTATATTGTTCAATTGGTAAAGATCCGACTGTTGAACAAATTATATTTCTTGCGCGCGCTCCGGCAGGTATCGCCATGTATTGTTCACGCGTTGCAGTTGTAGTTCCAAATAAAATTCCACCAACTAATTGTTGAGCGTTGTAAGGTGAAAGTGCAGCAGCTACATCAACTGGATTTTCTTGTTGTGTTGCGCGAAATCTATCGAATAATCCCATTAGCATATAATATACCATAAAGTCAACAAATTACGCTATTTGAATATCAACTTCCGTTTCTACCTGTGTTGCAAAATAGGTTGCTAAAGCAGATGCCACAGCTGCACAAACTGCGACTCTACTTGCTCTCCTACCGATGATCCATGACCCATCCCCATAGGGCAGTTTTGCAGCGGATAGTGTTTGCTGAGTCAATTCCTCTTGACCCCCATGCTGTAATCGATGGGAATTGATTGCGCCTAACCACCGATCGCATGATTCAGCGTATATCGCCCCATCCATATCTGTAATGGGAATCCCAGCAGGAACTAACCGACTTGCGACGGCTTGTGCAGTCCTTTTGGAATAAGCGACAGTCTGAACATTATATTTTCTTACATAAGGAGCAATATCGTTTGCAACCGCTAAATCATTGATTGAATAATCATTCGACCATGTATGAAGTAAAACTAAGTTAAATTTTTCTCCTGGTAATTTCTGAGTAGCCACTAATGCGCCAAATTTACGATCTGGACTTAAATCTAATCCAAACCAAGTTTCTTTGTCAGGGTCTAATGGTATTGGGTCAGTCTGGCATAAATTCCATTTTTGAACATCAATTGCTGAATTGATTGTATCAACCCATAAACACAAAACTTCGGTTTTTACAATATCAGGCGGATCATTAATAACAGCTTTTAAGTTATCTGGATGAATCGTAGTTCCAAGCGATGGGTTGGCTTGAGCGAATGCTGGCCAATTGATTTCACCCGACGGAAGGGTAATTGGCGAATCAGGTTCGGCACTCCACTCAAACCAGCCGATCGTGTCTAAAGGATTTGTGCTGGCTGCTAATGCACGCTCCCTTAGTTTATTAAGGATTACAGAATGCTGATCACCTGCATTGCTGTAAACCCAAACTTGCGGATTTTTCGAACTCATCATGGTATATCGCATAGATGACCAAGCATCTTCATCTTTATATTCTCTAAGCTCATCAAGATGGATAGTCGATGGAGCAGAGATACCTCTTGAAGCATTGTTGGCTGCTTTTACCACAAACCTGCGACCGCCCTTTAATTCCATTTCCTCAGCACCATGTTGCCATCTAATCTTTTTTACTTCACTTGCTAATTTATCATTACCCTCAATTAACGACACCATCTGCCTAAAGGTTTCAAGTGAGGTGGTAAGTCTATGAGCTGAGGATAGCTGTAAGTTCTCGCCCCAGACATACATGCCAGTCAAGATCCGAAGCATCATAAATGTGGACTTACCATTTTGGCGAGCGATCAATAACCCAGCCTCAGAATGATGCCAGCGACCATCGGGCTTAACCTTGTGCCCATGAATAGCCACGAACTTTTGCCAGTCCATTAACGGAATACCGATCTCAGCTGCAAAGTCAATCATTTCCTGACCTTTAGACGGCAAATCATTCAAAGGAGAGTGAATACGCGGTGTTTTCACACCTCCTAATTCTGATTGAGCCTGAATCGAGTCGATCAATTCTTTTTCAAAATTGTTCAAAGCGATCCGGTCTGATCGTGAGCGATCGAGGTGTTTTGTGGGTTAGAAAAGGAAAGGGGGGTCGGTGGTCTCCGTCGGCTCACAAAAAAGCGCCCACCCTTCGAATAATTACATTTACGGCAGGCACAAACTAAATTATCATCACTATCATTACCTTCAAGCCTTCTCGGAATTAAATGATCGACTGTATCTCCGTATTGTCCACAATAGAAGCAAGTATTGTTATCCCTTGCAAGTATGCGTGGTCTGATCTTGTCATTCCATTGTCTAGTTCCTATTGCAGACTTAGACATCAATACCACCCTTTAAGCTTATGGTGTGCGAGCGCAGTACACGCGCATCCATCATACCTTGCTTCTAGATATTTAAGTCCAAGATCAATCTGTTTGATTGGATCTTTCTCTTTACTCTTAAGTATCTGGAATAAGCCATATGCACTTGACTTAGGATTCTTAGCTTTAGGATTCCATCTTGATTCTTTATATACAATTTCATCTAAACAGTAAAACTGTTCAAAGTTGTAATTCATCTTATGAAATGTAATTTGCTTTAATGTATTTACTTTAAGTTCTTGAGATTTAGCTGTATCTAATGCAAAGGTTTGTAAAACAAACAGAGCTCCCCCGACTAGCCAGCACCTCGCGAGCTGAGCCTTACGGGCTCGCGTTTTTGCCTTTAGGGCAAATACTTGCCTAGAGCGTATCATATGACTCCAAATCATCTAGCATAACCGCAGGTCAGACGGCATGTCACTATCCTGAAGTCATCCTCTTCAAGCCATGTGTCTAAATAACCTGCCTCGCTCATTTAGTCTTACCAGCCCATCCTTCGCCCTTAAAGACTAACCCTACTGTTGAGTAGATTCTTGTCATATCTAGCCCACACTTAGGACAATTCATACCACCATCATCCTCTTTGTAGGTTCGATGAACTGATCCATAAGTGCCGCATTCTTTGCAGCTGTATTCATATGTTGGCATCATATTCTCCAATCAATAAGCAAGTATGACAGGGTTTAGCTTCGAACTGCCAAGCACCGCAACTAGCACACCTGCTTATCTTTGTGTCCGGTATTCGATCTATCTGCTCAGTTATATTCTTGACGCCTACGCATCCGCAATCCATACATTGATAGACCTTAAATCCATCTGGCATATCTATCGCATCAAGCCATAGAAACTCAGTCTTGCGAGCGCAGCCATTACATTTAAAGCTAGTCATGTTTAATTAACTCTGAGCAGACAAAGCAAGTGCCATTCTTAAAGACCCGATCATCCCCACACATTTCGCATGTAATGACCGACTTGACAATATGAGCACCATCATCATCTATTTCAACTGTAAAGCCTGATCCATTAATAAAGGCTATGTATCCCACTATTGAACCCCCTCGAAATACCAAGATCCTTTTGCAGTCATCTTTGCCCAGATA